GAGGAGTTGCTGGATGGCAAGATGTATCGTGAAGATGGATTGTGCATGGCAGCGAATGGCAGATTCTTTAGCACACACAAGCAGGGTTTCTTGCCAGAGATGATGGAAAAGATGTATAATGATCGAGTGATCGCAAAGAAGAAGATGCTTGAGTCTCAGGCATTGTTGGAAGAAGTAAACAGGAGATTAAAATGAATGCAGGTGACATTGTAACAGTCCTTACAGTGGCTGGTGAGTTTATTGGTAAGCTGAAGCACAAAGATGGTGACGCAGTAACGCTCGAAGATCCTCGTATGTTGGTTCAAGGTCAAGATGGCGCAATGGGTTTTGGTTATGGCGTTTGTGTTACTGGTGAAAAGAATCCGAAGGTTGTTGAATTCATGGGTGTGGTGTTGATCACTCCGACGAATGAGGATATCATTAAGGCATGGAGACAGGCAACCAGCGGATTGATTACTTGATGAAACCAGTATCTGAAATGTCCAAGCAGGAGTTACTCGAAGCACGAGTGCAACTGCAGAAGGATATCTCTAAATACAAGAACCTTCAATTGGCGAAGAAGGTTCAGCTGAATTCAGCTTATGGTGCACTTGGGAATCAGTACTTTCGATTCTTCGATGTGCGACAAGCAGAAGCCATTACTTTGTCTGGGCAATTGTCAATCCGTTGGATTGAGAGGAAGATGAATGAATATCTCAACAATCTACTACAAACTGAAGAACAAGACTATGTCGTGGCGGGAGATACGGACTCGATTTACATCAAAGTTGGCGACTTGGTACGCAAGGTCTTTGGTTCGGGAGTCGACACTGTCAAGGTCGTCAATTTCTTGGACAAAGTTGCAAGTCAGAAGCTGGAACCTTTTATTGACCAAAGTTACGCAATTCTTGCTGAGAATATGAATGCCTATGCGCAGAAGATGCAGATGAAGCGAGAAGCGATTGCTGACAAAGGCATCTGGACTGCGAAGAAACGGTATGTGTTGAATGTGTATGACAACGAAGGTGTTCGCTATGCGGAACCAAAGTTGAAGGTGATGGGGCTGGAGATGGTTAAGTCTTCAACTCCAGCCATCTGTCGCACCGCACTCAAGAAAGCACTGACAATCATCATGAATGAAGATGAATATGCGGTGCAGCAGTATATCGAAAAGTTCCGTGAAGAGTTCAAGTCTCATCCGTTCGAAGATGTTGCCTTTCCTCGCTCTATCTCTGATCTGAATAAATATACGATTGGAGGCAAAGAGTTGGAGATTCCGAAAGGAACGCCAATTCATGTCAGAGGTGGACTCCTTTATAATCATCTGCTCAAACAACATAAATTGGAGAAGCGATATGAGCAAATCAAAGATGGCGAAAAGATCAAGTTCTGTTATTTACAGACTCCAAATCCTGCTCGGCAAAATGTTCTTAGTGTTCTTTCTACCCTGCCGAAAGAATTTGGTCTGAACGAGTATATTGACTATGACACGCAATTTGAGAAGTCGTTTCTCGAACCACTGCGCATCATTCTCAATAGTGTTGGTTGGAGTCCAGAAAAGCAAAGCACACTAGAGGAATTTTTCTCATGAGCGATTTCGATTTTGATTTTGGATTCACCGCAGTAACCGAAGAGGAACTTGAGGTTGTACAGAAGCAGGCAGCTGCTGTTGAATCAACCACACACAATCTTGAGGCACTGCAGGATAAAATTGATACGCTATACAATATGTTCCAGCCACTGCTGAACAACCTTAAAAAGAATCCTGAAAAGGACTATATCTATTGGCCAAATCGCATGGCTAAGATCGAACAATTTAGTGACAAGTTGGATGAAATTTATACAGCATGATAATTCTTGATAATTTTTTGCCTGATGGACCACTCAAAGGGCAACTGAGCGAAGACTTTAATTGGACCAAATCACATCCCTATCGTTGGTTGGATAGTGACAAGAAGCCAACTAGCATTTGGGAATCCCTTGCCTATGAAGTCTGGAATGGTATCTTTGCGCAAGCAGAAAAGGTAACTGCTGCTGGTTTTGAATACTGGACCAACTCTCTTACTGCCGATGGTCGTAATGATCTTGACTGGCACTTCGACAAAGATGAGCATAAGTTCTTTGGTGAAGAAAAGATTTTGTTGACACCATACAAGGGAATGGTGTATTATTGTCATAAGGAAATGCCAACAGGTGGTTTCTTAGAAATTGATAGAGGATCTGGTGAGATAGAACGAATTGAACCAGTTCCAAATCGTTTAATTATTTTTGATCCAAGTGTGCTGCATCGTGTCACTCCAATCACAAGTGGTGTACGAAGAACATTTGCGAGTAATTTGTGGCTTGAAAAACCCTCTGCGGAGAATTTTGTATGAGTTTTTTGAAAGATATGGTGAGGGGGATTGACAATGCAAATCTCCTCAGTGAAGGTGGCAACTCCTCAGAATTTAGCGGAACCATTGACACAGGATCGTATGCATTGAATGCATTGATTAGTGGTAGCATCTATGGTGGCGTACCAAACAATAAGATTACTGCGTTTGCTGGTGAGTCAGCAACTGGTAAAACATTTTTCGTTCTGAGTGTACTGAAGACTTTCCTTGATCAGAACCCAACTGCTGGTGTTGTTTACTTCGACACTGAAGCAGCCGTTACTAAAGGCATGATGGCAGACCGTGGTATTGATGTATCTCGTGTTGTGATTGCCGAACCAACTTCTATTGAAGAGTTTCGCACCAGCGCAACTCGTATCCTTACCAACTACATCGAGACAACCGACAAGGACAAGCCAAAGATGATGATGGTGCTTGACTCGCTCGGTATGTTGAGTTCTCAAAAGGAACTTGAAGATACTGAGTCAGGTAAGAACGCTCGTGACATGACGAAGGCACAGCTCCTTCGTGGCACATTCCGTGTTCTGTCTCTCAAGTTGGCAAAGGCGAATGTTCCGCTGCTGGTGACCAATCATGTCTATGATGTGGTTGGTGCTTATGTTCCAACCAAAGAGATTTCTGGTGGTTCAGGTTTGAAGTATGCCGCATCTTCTATTGTGATGTTGGGTAAAAAGAAAGACAAGGATGGAACAGAGTTGGTTGGTAATATTATCAAGGCAACCATGCATAAGTCTCGCTTCACAAAGGAAGGAAAGAAAGCAGAAGTGAAACTGTCTTTTGATAAAGGTCTTGATCGTTACTATGGTCTGCTTGAATTGGCAGAGAAGTATGACATCATCAAGAAGGTGTCAACTCGCTATGAGTTGCCTGATGGAACAAAGGTGTTTGGTAAGAATATCAATGAAGACCCAGAAAAGTATTTTACAAAAGAACTGCTTGACCAACTCGATGCTGCTGCAGCAAGAGAATATAAGTATGGACAAGGTGAAGAACGCCCAGTAGAGGAGATTGAAGATGATTCCGAAGTTTGAAGTTATTGAACATCCAAATGGATACCACGAAGACCACTGGTGCATTAAGATTCTAGATGGTGAGTATGCTGGTCTTGTGTATCAGTATGATGTTGTTAAGATTGGCGAAGAACTTGAAGATGGCAGTGCCAATCTGACATTCAATACAATCACTGTAGCAAATCCTAACAATGTGGACTTGACAGAAGAGAATGATAAGGGTATCCTTGGAGGTATCCTCGTGAGTATTATTCAAGAACAACTGGAAGCGCAAGCGAATGAGAACGGAACACCTGATACTGAAGAATCTGCTGCACAGTGAAGATTATGCAAGACGCACACTCCCTTATCTAAAACCCGAATACTTCTCTGACCATTCAGAGAAGGTAATCTACGAAGAACTCGACAAGTTTATCTCAAAGTACAATGCTCTCCCCTCTCGGGAGGCGTTGACTATTGAGATTGATAATCGTTCTAATCTAAATGACTCTCAGTTTGCTGACATCTCAAAGTATGTTAGCACACTGACTGCTGATGAGCAAGACGATCGAGACTGGTTGGTCAACACAACTGAAAAGTTCTGTCAGGAAAAGGCAATCTACAATGCGATTATGGACTCTATCCAGATCATCGATGGCGATGGCAAAAGGGACAAAGGAGCGATTCCTCAGCTTCTTTCTGATGCCCTTGCTGTTTCTTTTGATCCTAATGTCGGGCATGATCTCTTTGACAATAGCGATGCTCGATTCGATTTTTACCACCGTGTGGAGGAAAGGATCCCATTTGATCTCGACTATCTCAACAAGATTACGAAAGGTGGTGTTCCGAAGAAATCGTTGAACATTATTCTCGCTGGTACAGGCGTGGGTAAATCTTTGGCAATGTGTCATATGGCAACGGCAAATCTGCTGGATGGTAAAAATGTTCTCTATATTACCATGGAAATGGCAGAAGAGAAAATCGCCGAACGAATTGACGCCAATATGTTAAATGTGCGTTTGGATGAATTGGCTGAATTGCCAAAGCATATCTATGAGAAAAAGATTGACAAGGTAAAGAATAAAACCACAGGCAAGTTAATTGTTAAAGAATATCCAACCGCATCTGCAAATGTGGGGCATTTTAGACATCTGATTAATGAACTTAAACTCAAAAAGTCATTTAGACCAGATATTATCTACATTGATTATCTTAATATTTGTGCATCCAGTAGAATGAAAATGGGTGGATCAATTAACACTTATTCTTATATTAAAGCAATTGCTGAGGAATTAAGAGGATTGGCAGTTGAGCAGAATGTTCCTATTTGGTCAGCAACTCAAACAACTCGCTCTGGATTTACCAATTCTGATATTGGTTTGGAAGATACTTCTGAATCATTTGGATTACCTGCAACTGCCGATTTTATGATTGCGATTATTGCCACCGAGGAATTAAATAATTTAAATCAGGTTTTAATTAAACAATTAAAAAACCGATATGGAGATCCAAATACGAATAAAAGATTCGTGGTCGGTATCGACCGTCCGAAAATGCGTCTCTACGACGCCGAGCAGTCCGCCCAGGACGATCTGATCGATGTAGACGATACTGGTCCAGTCAATACTTTCGGGAACCGAGATCGTCCCGAGAGCGGCTCGAGAGGATCGAAATTCGGAGGACTGAAGGTCTAATAAAATCAACAACTTACGGTGTCCCTGTAAAATCAACAACTTAGCACATAAGTCGATTTTATGGGGGCATTGAAAATTTCAGGGCAAGATCCTGAAAAAAGTGTTGCGATCCTCCATCAGATCCGATATAATATCCCTGTTGATTGAGAGAACGACAGGAGATAGATTATGATTAATGCGATTACAGGCAATCCCTACACTGGGAACAACGCTATCGAACTCGAGGGGGCTGGATTCAGCGATCCTCGCTTCCTTACCTTCCGTCAGGCTCGTACCATCGGTCGTACCGTCAAGAAAGGCGAGCACGGCATCCGTCTCGTCCGTATCGTCCGTGTGGATAAGAAGAATGCTCAGGGCAAAATCGAAAAGAAACCTGCTCCGAAGTATTTCACCGTGTTTAATTTTTCCCAAACCGAAGAAATGGTGGAGGCATAATTATGTGGGAATTGGAAGTTTATGAGGTTGATGAATTATTTCATAAAACCAAAATGATTATGCATTTGGAAAGATTATCTGAAAAGACTGCTAAAATGATGCAGAATAAAATTTTAGATAATCGCCATTTAAAAATGGATAATATCCGAATTGGCGTAAAGATTAAAAGGAGTTGATTATGAATACTGATTATGATATTATTACCGTTTTGGCGGATAAATTGAATAAAGAATTAATCGAATATAATGGTTATGGATATGCCGCAGGTTATTTGGAATCTTATATTCGGAATCTCGCTTGGAGCATTAATCTGAATAAAAAGCAGATTCAATTATTAAAAGATTCTCTGGAAAATCACGTGATGGCAGTCCAGAAATTTAATGCCCTATAAAAAAATTCAATGGGGAGAGGGGTTGCCTTCTCTCCCCAGATCGGATATAATAGTATTTCTGATTGAGAGAGAGGACACTACACGATGATCAATACAAGAACATGGGGCGGAACCGCAGACCAGCGGAAGGCAACCAATTCAATAGCACGATGGTCCGCCCATAAACTTATGACGAACCGAATGGCAAACTCACTCAGCGTGAATATCGCCCTAGTCAAAGACCTTTTTGTTAAGGAAGGTGTCTATGGCGACTGCGGTGAACAAGAAAGCGAATACAATGCACGCCGACCAAAGAAATTCAAAATCCGAGTTGACTCTTCAATGGCTCTCCGTCCAATGTTGACTACAGTGGCGCACGAGATGGTCCATGTTAAGCAATACGCTACCGAAGAACTCAGAGGTGTGAGTCAGCGAATCAGCTTTTTGCCAATGATGCGCTACAAGG